CCGCATCGTACACTACTTCATTTGGCTGGTACGGCGGCGGCGCCACTATTCCGGCACAAACAAGCATCGTTGATCGACTAACTTACGCAACAGACACCGCAATTGCATCAGCGCGAGGTCCGCTGCTAAATAATAGGTTCAATCACGCGGCCGGTGGAGATACTAATGTTGGATATTTCGGTGGAGGATATGTTCCAGCCTCAACGACTTCCTCTGTAACAAAAATTACATATGCGACAGATACTGCAACTTCAGTTAATGTGGGTCCTAGGTCTGTTGCCGCGCGGGGAATAGGCGGAACAAGCGGCGGTTACTAAAATCAAAAATAATGATATCAGGTGCTACCCAATCGTGTTTTTATTTTTTACAAAAACACATCGAATTTCCTAGTATAGTAAATGTAGATTACGATCCACATCGTCTAACTAAATCTACAAAGCAGATAAAAATACTATGGGCACACTATGCTCATGACCAACCTATTTTCTTACACGTTGATTGGAGTAAAATTACCCACGTTGTGTGCGTGAGTCATTGGCAAAAGTCTCAATTTGTAAAATACTTAAGAGTACCGGAACAAAAAATTACAGTCATAAGAAACGGTGTTGCTGATTATTTTAAGTTCAGTATCAACAAAGAGAAAACATTAATATATGCTAGTACGCCGTTCCGTGGACTAAAGTATCTACCATATATTTTTCGCAGAGTATTATCTAAACACCCTGAGGCAAAGTTAAAAGTGTTCAGTGGAATGAAGTTGTACGGACAGCAGGACTCACTAGAGTTTAAACAAATCTATCAAAGTTTAAAGAATACTCCTAACACTTATTACAGTGAACCTATCACTCACGAGAAACTAGCGAAAGAGTTTCAGAAAGCTATGGTATTAGCATATCCCAATGTGTGGGAAGAAACAAGCTGCGTTACTTTAATAGAAGCAATGTCTAGTGGTTGCTACCCAGTTATTACTGATATAGGAGCACTGCCCGAAACTGCAAATGGGTATGGGAGTATAGTTAAGTTAACTGCAAAATATCATAGTACTGGTTGGATACCTGATACTCAATTCTTAGATAATTTTGCTGATGAACTGATTCACGTACTAAATATTTACGACCAAACTAATACCGAACTTATGTCAACTGATATCCGGTCATATCATGACTGGAAATTGATAGCAGTTGAATGGAAAAAATTGTTAGACAAACTTACACAAGGAACAACAATGTCAGAAAAAGAAATGAACATCACTAAACTAGCTACACAAACCAGTGATAAAATTGTACAAGATCCTGCAGTCTTGGAGCGTGTGTTCAATGAAGTCTTTAGATGGGAATCTGAAGATAAAGAACTAGCCCAAGGTCGTAGCAATTTTCAAATTGAGAAATTTATTGCTCTTGACAACTTTACTGTTCCTAGTGCATTCCAAGCTATGTTAAAGAACCGTCGCATTATGGCTGAGGGTTTGTTCAGTAAAATTACTGAAATGAAAGAGCACCAGCGTGAGTTTGATTACAAGTGGGGCGATGCTGATAAAGAGAAACCTCTTGAGTGGTTCACTAAAGACGGTGGCAAAAAATTATGCTGGTACGACTTAGACTTTTTGAACTTGCAAAACTTCTTAAAGAGTTCTGAGTTGGAAATTCGTGACCGTGTGCAACAGATTCAATTCTTTGACCAGATCCTTGAAAAACTAATTGAGATGAATGGTGGACCTATCTCACGTGAACAGTTTGAAAAAGAGGATCATATTTACTGGGAGCGTAGATTCGCTAATCAAGCCATGGACGAAATGTTGTCTCGCTCCACTGGCATTAGTATTGGCAATATTCACAGTATGCGTAGGGCTAGTGCGCCTACACTAGTCAGTGATGATGTTAACCGTATTAAGAATCCATTTCCTGACTTGGGTAAAGCCCTGGCAGGACCTGAAGGTCAAATGGACTTCATGCTAGACTTACAAAAGAAAGTCATGGAAGGTATTCAGGATGTCACAGGTAAAAAGTTACCTGCACTGGGTACCGAACAACCGAAACCTACTAATAGTATTGAACATCGACTAGACAGAATGCATCAAGCACCTGTGGAAAAGCTGTCTAAAAGTGAAGTTAATAAAGTAATATCTCCTAAAAGCCTATTCAATGATGCGTTGATAAATAAGAGATAATGCCAATCTACAATGACATATTTTCTATAAATCAAGTATACGAACTGATGGTTGACGGTGAGTGGGTTTCATCACCCTACGTCCGTGATTCAACAGCTTCATGGTTTGGGGGTGGGTATGCGGGTACTACTCTAAGCACTATTGACCGAGTAGTTTTCGCAACTGATACATCAACTGCATCTTATCGTAGTGGACTTCAAATTGCCAGACGGTATCTCGCAGCAACCGGAAACTTATCAGATGGTTGGTTCGGAGGGGGAAGAACCCCCGGAGTCATTTATTCATCAATTGACAGATTAACCGATGCTACTGACACCGCTGGCGCGACCTTACGTACCAATCTTAGTGTTGCTAGATTATACCTTAGTGGTTCTGCCGATGCCGATTATGGTTGGTATTACGGTGGTGAAATAAATAGCCCAGGAACCAAAACCAGTGTAATTGACCGAATAGTCTATTCGGCTGATACTGCTACTGCTACGGTAAGGACCTATACGGATTTAGCGGTATCATACCAAAAAAGTGCAGGTAATAGTCAGTATTCATGGACCTCAGGTGGAGGCGACATAAACGGAGGAAGAACAACTGTCATAAGACTTACTTATTCATCTGACACCGGTGCAGTAAGCGTTAGAGGACCATTGCCTACATCAAATTCGTCATTTGCCGCGACTAGCAACAATGATTACGGCTGGCAGTCAGCGGGATTCGGACCTATTTCTACAGTGACACGCATCACATATGCTACTGACACTTCAACAGCATCAACTAGGGGACCAATGAGCATCGCTAGATATATACACGCCGCCGGAGGGAGTTTATCATCAGGGTGGTTCGGCGGCGGCGACGGTCCACGGTCTTCAGTGGAGCGAATAATATACTCTACGGATACCGCTATTGCCGTCCTTAAAGGCCCTTTATATACGGCAAGATTTGGATTGGCTGCAACATCGGGAATTTATTAAAAATGAATAGTATATTTTTAACTAAATACAGTCATGCAAGACAATCCACTATCTAAAGTATTAATACAACCCGAAGTTATTAACTAACCAACTATAGAATCAATGCTAGCTTATTTAAAGCAGCAGCCTGAAACTGATCTAAGTGTCTTTGATCCAGAACAGTCAAATAAATCTGGGCGAACTGAATTCTCAGTTGACAAACAAGTGCGTGATACGCAACTAGTGGAGATGGGTGAACTTTTTGAACCTATAATTGACTTGTATAGAAATATAGTCAAGAATATCATCAATCCATTCTATGATATTACTATAAGAGACAGTGAAATACCTCAAGTCTTAAAATACCAAGTTGGAGGTCACTATAATCCACACGTAGATGGTCAAAGTCTATGGAAGTCACCCGAAGGTGATATATTTTGGCGTAAAAGCACAGACAGAGACCTAAGTACAGTTATTTTCTTAAATGATGATTTTGAAGGCGGCGATTTTGTTTTCCCTGACTATAGACTAAGAATTAGACCCGAGCCAGGATTATTAGTTTGTTTCCCTAGCACACATCATTATTTGCATGGAGTAGAACCTGTAACCCGCGGTACAAGATATTCAATGGTCAACTGGATGACAATCAATGGAGTACCTACACTAGCCGACGAAGATCAAGAGATAATGAATAAATACAATATTCATTCTTCTAAGGAAAAACAATGGCAAAATACATAAAACATTATTATGTTGACGGTGCAGACCTAACGACATTTTTAACAGACACTAATATCGGCTCTGATGGAAAAACTCATCCAAGAATTGATGGATTAGATGTTAAATTTTGGTTTGTTGACATTAATAGCATTGATTATTGTTTGAGCGTGATCCCAGATTCTACTACAATCACACAAGTCACCGGGTTAGAAGAAATGGCATACAATGACTGGGCGAATGAAGTTGAAATTCATTTCAATAATAGAAAACTGGAAGTGTCTAACGATGCTCTGTTACTCGAACGAGTAAATATGACTTCTGAGGAAGTTATGGCTCTTGTATTGAACAAAGATTCCGTAGAAGCCATGTTACTAAGTTTTCAGAGCCTAGAGCCTCTGCTGCCCAATCCTTAATAATACCGATCTCTAAATAAGATAGCAATAACCATACTGCTATCTTATTCCTATTTGTGGCTGTAAAATATATATTTACATACTACTTTTTAAGGTTCTAAATAACTGTCTACATAGACTTATGTTAGAACAATCAATAACTATAACGGGTGAACAATGCACAATATTAACGTAGTGAAGCGAAGCGGAGAAACAGTACCATTAGATATATCAAAAATACAAAGACAAGTTAGTTATGGATGTAAGGGCATAGATGGTGTGAGCCCAAGCATGATTGAAATTAAAGCCCAAATCGAACTACACGATGGGATGAGCACCAAAACAATTGACGAATTATTGCTTAAAGCAATGGTCAACTTGATCGATGAATCAGAAAATCCAGACATCAACAACGTCAATTATCAATATGTAGCAGGACGACAAAAGGTCAGTATGCTACGCAAAGAAGTCTACGGCACTTACAATCCGCCTGCGCTTTATGAAATCGTAAAAAAGAATGTTGAACTTGGAATGTACACTTCCGAGTTGTTAGATTGGTATTCCAAAGAAGAATGGGATATTATTGATTTGTTTATTGACCACAGCAAGGACGAAAATTACACCTATGCGGCTATCGCTCAATTGGCAGAAAAGTACTTAGTGCAGAACCGTGCTACTGGTCAAATCTATGAGACACCTCAAGTTCGTTATGCTATCGCTGCTGCTACTGCATTTCACAATGAACCAAAAGATAAACGTTTGAAATATGTAAAGGAATATTATGAATGCGCTAGCGATGGTCATTTTACTCTTGCCACTCCTGTCCTTGCTGGCCTCGGGACAACTACTAAACAATTTAGCTCTTGTGTCCTTATATCTAGCGATGATACTCTTGATAGCATTTTTGCTGCGGGGGAGATGATGGCAAAGTATGCTAGCAAACGTGCTGGCATTGGATTAGAGATTGGTCGTATTCGTCCACTAGGTGCACCTATTCGTAACGGTGAAATCAAACACACAGGTATGATTCCCTTCTTGAAGAAGTGGTTCGGTGATTTGCGCTCATGCTCACAAGGCGGTGTACGTAACGCATCGTGTACAGTTACATTCCCTGTATGGCATTATCAATTTGAAGATTTGATCGTATTAAAGAACAATCAAGGAACAGACGAAACACGTGTACGTCAAATGGACTACAGCGTAGTAGTCAACAAGATGTTCTGGAATCGTTATCGTAACAACGAGAACATCACATTGTTCGACCCACATGAAGTGCCTGACTTATACGAAGCATATTATAGAGACAGTGTAGAGTTTGAAAAACTTTACACAACATATGAACACAAGCGCGGTATCAAGAAAAAAGTATTGCCCGCTGTTGAAATGTTTAAAAACGGTATCTTGAAAGAAAGAACAGATACTGGTCGTATCTACATGGTTAATATTGACAACGTTATCAATCAAGGACCATTTGATACAACACTTGACCCGATTTACCAAAGTAACTTGTGCCAAGAAATCTTATTGCCCACGAAACCCTTTCAGCGAATTGAAGACGAGGCAGGACGCATAGCTCTATGTACATTGGGCAGCATTAACTGGGGTAGCTTCAAGACACCTCAAGAAATGCGTAAGGCGTGCCGTGTGTTAGTAAGAAGCCTAAGCAATCTCCTAAGTTATCAAGACTTCTTAAGCGTACAAAGTCAGTTAGCAAATCTAGACTTTGAACCCTTAGGAGTCGGTATTACTAATCTTGCATATTGGCATGCAAAGCGTAATCTTAAGTATGGTCAGCCAGATGCACTACAAGAAGTTAAGCGTTGGATGGAACATCAAGCATTCTACCTAACAGAAATGTCTGTTGAACTTGCACAAGAAAAAGGTGCATGTAAACTATCAGCACAAACATTCTATGGTCGAGGTGTGTTCCCCTGGGAGCGTAGAGCAGAAGGCTCTAACGAACTAACTGACTTTACACCTAGTGCAAACTTAGACTGGGAAACATTACGCCAAAATCTATTGAAGTATGGCATTAGAAATGCTACACTGATGGCTATCGCACCTGTCGAAAGCTCTAGTGTAGTATTGAATAGTACAAATGGTATTGAAATGCCAATGGAACTTATCAGTGTTAAAGAATCTAAGGCAGGTAGTTTTGTACAAGTTGTACCAGAATACAAGCGCCTTAAGAATCGTTATCAACTAATGTGGGATCAGCGTGATTGCGTAGACTATTTGAAGACTGCCGCAGTACTTGCAGTTTATATTGACCAGAGTATATCCACAAATACGTTTTATTCACCGAAACATTTTGAAGGCGGCAAAGTTCCTGCAACGCTTATTAGCAAGAACTTAATGCTTGCATATAAGTGGGGTCTAAAAACCATTTATTATTCACTCATCGATAAGATAGGAGCTAAACATGCTCTAAAAGAATCTGACAATGTTATTCCATTCGTTAAACAAGATGATTTAATAGATGATTCTGATGATTGCTTGGCCTGCAAACTTTAACCACTAAACACACTACCTATGTCAAAAGAACAATACAATTTATCAAAACCAACAAATTATTTAAAGCGCACTATGTTTCTGGATCCTGAGGGTCCAGTAACAGTGCAACGATTTGAAGAAGTCAAGTATCCGAAACTTCAAAAGTATGAAGAAACCGCACGTGGTTTCTTCTGGGTTCCCGAAGAGATCAGTCTAACAAAAGACAAAATTGACCATAAGGAGGCTTCAGATGCAATCAAACATATCTTTACTAGCAACTTACTACGTCAAACAGCACTTGATAGCATTCAAGGTCGAGCGCCCTCACAGGTACTTGGTCCTGTATGCTCGATCCCAGAACTTGAAGCGTTAACGTTGACATGGGGTTTCTTTGAGACTAGTATTCACTCAAAGAGTTATAGCCATATTATTCGCAATGTATACGGAGTTCCTAAAGAAGAATTCAATAAGATTCACGATACGCAACCGATTATTAGCATGGCAAGTAGTATCGGTATGTATTATGAAACTTTGCACAGGATTAATTGTCGCAAAGAACTCGGAGAAGCGGTCGATGAACACGAGCATATCAAAGCTATATGGTTAGCACTTAATGCGAGTTATGCACTAGAGGCATTACGCTTTATGGTAAGTTTTGCAACCAGTCTTGCTATGGTAGAGAACAAGATTTACATTGGTAACGGAAACATTATCTCCTTGATCCTGCAAGACGAAGTGTTGCACAAAGAGTGGACAGCTTACATTATCAATCAAGTTGTCAAAGAAGATCCTCGCTTTGCAAAAGCTAAAGTCGAGTGTGAGCGTGAAGTATACGGAATGTATCTTGACGTTATACGTGAAGAAAAAGCATGGGCTGACTATCTATTCAGCAAAGGTGTTGTGATTGGATTGAATGCAGAGATTCTAAAAGACTTTGTTGACTACACAGCATTTACATCACTAAAAGAAATTGGTGTAAAGTACAATGAGAATCACCCTAAGTCTAGTCCAATTCCGTGGTTTAATAAACACGTGAATATTAACAAAAAACAGACAGCACTACAAGAAAATGAATCGACTAACTATGTCATTGGTGTAATGAGTGATGTAGTTGAGTTTGACGCACTACCACAACTATAAGGAAATATTATGAAAGCAATCGTATGGAGTAAGTACCAGTGCCCTTATTGCGACCAAGCAAAAGCACTATTGACACAAAAAGGAATTCAATTCGAAGAACGTAAAATCGGTGACGGCTGGACGAAGGAAGACTTATTAGAAGCTGTTCCAACTGCACGTACAGTACCTCAAATTTTCTTAGACGACCAACTAGTTGGTGGTTTTACAGAACTTAAACAAAAACTAACAGAAAGCACACAATGACATTAGAAGTAGGCAAAGTATATACATTTAAATTTAACAGCGGCGAAGAAGTAATAGCCAAAGTAAAAGCTGAAATGACGGGTAATTTTATCGCAGTCGAAGAACCGGTTAGCATTGCACCCGGTCCACAGGGTATGGGATTGATCCCAAGCATGTTTACCGCAGATCCGTCTCAATCTGTCACGATAAATACTAATAGTATTGCTATGTACACTGAAACAGATGATTCTGTTAAAATGAAGTACCTAGAAGCAACTACAGGTATCAAGGTACCTGAGAAGAAATTAATTTTAGGATAAAATGCCAAATCTAAGTCGTGTGGGTGATGTTAATCAAACAGGTGGTGCAATCATTAGAGGTGCTGCTGCCGTTGTGGCTAACGGGATTAAAGTAGGTATTCACGTTAGTCCTATTACACCTCACGCACCTTTTGGTCCCCCGCACCCACCACATGCATCAGCAGTAACTACAGACGGTAGTCCTACTGTTTTTGCAGATGGGTGCCCAGTACTTAGAATAGGTTCAGGAAACAGTTGCGGTCATAGTATCGTTCAAGGAAGTCCTGATGTATTTGTCCCATGAGTTTAACTGGAAAGCAAACACCTCTAAGCCTAAATGTCATTGCATCATTGTTGCAAGACACTGGCCTTACTGTAGGTGAGACTACAAAAAACTATATAGGTACTAGTTCACTTGATGGACAAAGTTACAATTACGGAACTATTGTAGGCAACACTGTACTAAACAATTTATTACCGGCGACTATAATAGCTTATACTAAGATAGGCAATGGTGTATCTCAGGGAACATACAACAATCTAGTAAGTATTGGTTCTAATACTATTCCTGCATTAGGCAACAGTAAACCATCTACATACACACGCTCGTACACAGGTGCTGACACACGTTTTGGTTTCTTACGCACTATCGCAGTGCAAGCAAACAAAGAATTACGACCCACTGACGGTACAGGAACATTAGCTACATTCACATCTACGTTTGTCGCCGCACAGAATTATGTTAATAACAATAACAAAATTATTAACAGTTTTCTTAATAGTTCAAGTTTCTTAGAGGGTACATATAGCAACATGGATGACCTGACTACTAGTGATGTATCGGGTGTTTCATTGTCTACTTTGTACTGGGGACAAGATTTAATTAACACAGGTCGTGCTATAGACTTGAGAAAGATTGCTAGATTCGGCAATCCGGTAGATTTACTATCAACATTAAAAACTAACAATGCATTTACAAAAGCAGTTTCGTTGGCATTGCTAGCATGTGACCTAACATCGGTTGAGATACTTAACTTGTTGACAGAAAACAGCGGTTCTACTATTCAACAGCAAAAAAAGGTTTATGCAGCATTCAAAATGATTATGGGTGTTGACTTAAAAGACATACTAGTACCATTGAACTGTCAAACGCAAGGGCTAACGACATTAGCAGACTTGCTAGACCCTAAGAAGTTATTCCCTAATAGTTACCAGACATTAACAACTCCTGTATACAACGTTACTCCGCAACCAACAAATAGCAAAACATACTATCCTATATATAAAGACGGTGGTGTTAACAGTCAATTGAACACACTGGCTGCGAGATTGCGCTCTGTAATGCCAGAAGATATTGCTATAGCTTGTGAAGCTTTTAGCATTGCTATGCGTAATATAAAGAACATTTCAAACATGAACATTGAAAAGTTCTCGCAGGTAGTGACTAACATCGAAACTATGAAAGACTTAGATGTTAATGGTAACACAGTACCTACAGACCAAACACTAGCGTCACAAGCATTGGCACAAATTGCAGTAGGTACCGGTCCTGATGGTTTGCACACTATGTATGATTTCTTTGGATCACTAGTGGGTGATAGCAAATTGTTCAGTGAAATTCAAGCAGGTATACAAGGAATACAAACAACTCAATTAGATACTATACTGTACAATATTAGAGTTTTATTGTCTGGATTCGGACCTTACGACAGTCTACAAACTTTAATCAATGACGCTAATGCTGAGATAGCTAGCATTTTGTCTAGTAACACATCCAAAGCTAACGAGTTAAATATATTGTGGGACACATTAGGTACTAATCTAATGAAAGAAATGGATCTACGTGATGAGGTATTAAGTAACTTAGAAGTAGGTTCAAAGTCTGACATATATTCATTTGTAAATAGTATGCCAATTTACGCCAAAGATACTGAGTTAAAATTTAGCGCAGATGTTTTGGAAAAAATAGCTGATACTACAACTATGGGAGGAAGAAGCTTAATTGGTTTACTGCGTGAAACTAGAAACGCATATAGACTAAGTTTAACAGGTGGGTCACTTGACAATGATATAAGTGATGTTTCACCTAACACGACTGTAAATAACTATACTGGATTACCTAAGATAACAGGTAAAGCAATACCAGGTAGTCTAAGTGGCAGTCCAGAAGTAGATTTGATACCGCCAGCATTACAGGTATTCAATCAAGATCCTAAGGCAATATCGCCGTCAACATATTCACCAAATGAAGCAGTAGATCAGGTGTTAACTTGTAACTGCGACTGCTGGGATAACTTATAATTTCGGTAAAGTCGAAATTGCATAATATCATCGGGTAGTGTATACTATCAGATGGGAAAGGAAAATATGAAAACTTTTATGTATTATAATACAAAAGTGATAGTATTTTTGTCCATTATTTTAGTGGGCATCTTTTTACCACAGAACAAAATAATTTCTCTTCCAGTACCTAATCTAGTAGAAGTTAGGGAAGAATTAAAGAAATACACAAAGGTAAAAGCTATCGAAGAAAAACAACTTGCTTGTATGGCTAAAAATATATACTATGAAGCAGGTAACGAAACATACGAGGGAAAGATTGCAGTAGCCCGTGTCGTTATGAATAGAGTCAGACACGGTTTTGCAAGCAACCCATGTAACGTGATTTATCAGAAAACATCGTTAGAAGATAAGATTATATGTCAGTTTAGTTGGGTGTGCGATGAAAGACCTGACCCTAATAAGAACACACAGCGGTACAAAGATTCAATGACTGCCGCATATGAAGTTATGATTTTAGGTATGCACAAAGAAATGCTACCTAATAGTGCATTGTTCTTTCACTCTAGTGGTGTAGAACCTAATTGGCCATACAGAAAACTTAAACAAATTGGTAATCATATATTTTACGGAAGAGGTAAGAAATGAACAGTAGCCCTGATAAAGGAAACTTTCGTATAGAATGTCAACTTAAACAAGTAGAAGATGGTACTACAACACCTGAGGCTGCCGAAGAAATGATTGAGTTCTACAAGTCATGGGAACAACGTAGAAAAGAGTTAGAAGCTACTGACGAGTGGAAGCAAGACAACATGGAATACGACCTACGTAGTACGAAATGGATTTGCGATAAAGCAAAGGCTGACGAATCGTATGCACAGAACTTGTATGCTGCTATCTGCAACAACGAATTCGTCAAGAATGATGTTTGGCCACTACTAACTGACAAGCGTTGGAGTGCTAGTTGGCGTAGTGCAGGTGGTATCGTTGCAAATATGATTGAAAAGGGTGATTACATAGATTGGTATTGTTCCGGTATCAGAGGTGACTTATCAGATGAAGAATATAATGATATGACCAAAGAACAACAAGAAAAATACTTATATATGAAAACCAAATTTGTAAGTGAAAGTGTTGTCACTGACGAAATACGTGCGGATTTACTTAAACTAGGATGGATTGTAATTCAAGATGAGTGATTTAATTCTTTATACATCTGGAACAACTGACGAGCCAAAAGAGGTTTGTCACACAAGTGATGCAGTTAAATTAATGCTAAAGAGAAGTATTAATGAATTAGAATTGACTAAACGTGATGTTGTCATCAATGTTTTTTCTAGTAATGTCATTGCCTATTATGCAATTACAGGGTTGACAGCAATTGAAGCTGGGGCAACATTGATTAACATGAACTTTGAGCCATATCAATTTATCAAAGCATTCAAGCGTTATAAGCCAACTGTTATAGGGTTGATTCCTAGAATGATTGAAGTGTTGCAACACACTAAAGGATTTCAGGAATTAGACATGAGTTGTGTAAGATACATGATTATGGGTAGTCAGAATGTTTCGCAAGAAATGATTGACTTAATGAGAAGCAAGGGTGTTCAGACTGTTGGTAATTGGTATGGCAGCACCGAGAATCCTCCCCCTGTATTCGTTGCAAAGAACAACACCGTGTTCGATTTTAAACCTAGAATTGGGTACACTGTTCAGTTTGCCAGTGACGGAGAGTGTATTGTTAATGGTGTACCCACCGGAGACATTTTTGATACCGAAAAACAAGTGTACTTGAAACGAAAAAATGAAGTGTCTAACAGAAGTACATGGAAAACTAATCTTTAAACGGTACGAGCCTCAAGACTATGACAAACTCATAGAGTTTTGTAGTAAGTGCAAAGATTTAAACTATCATAATAACGTAGATTTAAAAGCCATTAAATTTGATAAAATGGTGATGCCTTATGGCACTTTCTTTATTGGTATTGACACAGAGAAAGATATAATATTCACATTAGCAGGAGTTCATCGATTACCTGAAATAAACGACAAAGCCTGGAGATGTTTGTTCAGAGGTGCGCAGTTACCGGGCTACAACAAAAAATTTGGAAAAAACATATTTAACTTTATATATCATTTTAGTTACTTGTTGAATCTGCAACTGCGCTTTATACTACAAGAATATCCCGATAGTGAGTTCTATATTACCACTAATATAGAAGATAACAATAATGCTGATAGCAGTAGAATGGATAAGATCATTATGCCACATGTGGAAAAGACAGGTATATGGAAATTATACCTGTCTGATTTTGTCTTATATAATACTCGTCAGAATGTATGGAAAATTAATCCTGATGAATATTTCAAGCAGCGGTTACTTTGGCAGTCTTGCCCCACGTAATCCTGTTCCATACTCTTTCATGTGTGTAATGGACTATAATAAATGCAACATTATTAATAACAGTCCACCATAGAGCATCATTGCCAGACAATCCTAGAGCCATGCCTACTATAAACAATGCAATAAAGCTCATTATTCTCCAACTGATTGTCTTGACAAGACTACGCTTCTTGGTATCATAAAGGTCTTCTTTGTATAAATTGATACGTGTCCAAATTCTTTCATGAATAAAGAATAACGCAAAGCCGATTGTCATTGTAATGATAACAAACTTCAATCCAAAGCCAGCACCATAATTTAATAATACACTCAAGATTAAGATTGTCAGTATAGAACAGATTCTATAACTAAAGGTTTTGATGAATGTTCGTAGATTTGTGTCCATGTTTTCTCCTGTGATATATTTAGATTATGAATTCAGTATTCATAATAAAGTCTAAATCATCTGGATTTATTTTGAACAATAAGTGAATTCTATCCTTGTCTCCCATGTTGTTAGTTCCGTGCATCAACCCGGTATTGACTAGATATGCTTTACCTACTTCCATCACATAATTTTTATCACCGAAAATAAAATAGCTTTTATCCGTTGTCTGAATAGGAATATGAATCTTTAAAAAATCTTTATTGTCGATATGCTGTCCTATCATAGTGCCGGCTGGATGACATGCGATACCCATTTGTCTTACGTTTGGTATTTTGTCAACGATTCGTTTAGTAATTCCGAAGAGTAAATCAGTAGGATTATTAAAACCATCGTCATCTAGTATTTCTTCATTCCATCCATCTTTGGGTGACACATGATAAGGGCTACATGGTATTTGATTGTTCTTAAAATTAGTTTGCATATTGTAGCTATACACATCATTTACTTTGTGATTTAGTGTGTCCAAAGCTTCATCTAACGTCCATTTCATGTGCGGAAAATCACGCTCGATTTGATGAAAGTATTCTAATAATTCATTACTATCAAATTTGATGTTTGGTAGATATTTAATGTCAAAGTCCATGAATCTGTGTGTCCAAGTCAATTCGTTTTTCGGCTATAAGTTTTTGAATATCTTCTACCCAAACTTTTCCGTATAAATGTATTCTATTTGTGGTTCCTGCATTTTTAACACTGTGTGGCAATGACGTATTAACAAGATAAGCGTAGCCAGGCTCCATATGAAATTGCTCTCCGTCAATTATCCAATTACTCTCGTCATTAGTATAGATGGGAATATGTACACGAATTTTGTCAGGAGCATCTTGGTGTGTGATTAAATGAGTTCCGGGGGTGTGTATAGTAACTAACCAACGTTTGCTACGAACTGGTAACGAATCAACTAACTCTCTACCATATCCTACAAATAGTTTGCGAGGATATAATAAGTCTAAATCTTCGTCACGATATTCAGGCTTAGCGCAACCTCGTTCAAATGGTAAAGGACCTTCTTGGTCCCCATTCCAACATAATGTGTAGTATGAAACATCGTCAGGCATAATATGACCTGTCTTTCCTGTCATGTCCACTACAGGCTCTAACCATACATGTTCGTTCTCACCCATGATGAACTTCCAAGAACTATATTCGGTTTCCAAGAAATCGAACCATGCACGAATTTTTTCTACATCGACTTTAAACCATGGGATTACTTTGAATCCCATTTCAACTCGGTCATATGGTTGTATGTACCTTTTCATTAGTAAGCCTCAAGATGTTAGGTAAGTGTGAGTCTGCTACTCTAGTGATAATGTGACTTCTTTTACCACCTTCATTAGTAGTACCGTGCCATGCCTTTGTGTTAAGCAGATAAATTTTGCCCAGTTTCATATGGTAACTACGTTCATTATTGGGCCCAAAATGAAACAGTGAACCTGGGTGAGTTTCTACTGGTATGTGTAGCTTTAATATGTTGCTGTCAGTATGAGGTCTAATATACATACCATCATGATGTGTGGCAATAATTGCTTGATGGAAGCTATCTTCTCCTAACACATCTACCATTTCTGCAAAATATCCTTTACGGTACCGACTTAATATTTTTGCATCATTGAAAAATGTTTCGTATTTTACTTCTGGGAAAACATCTAAATTAGCTTGTGCAGGAGGAGGTAATGGTTCGTAACGTTCAATAGGCCATGCTAATGTTAGTCCGTCGATCGGCCCACAATATATACCGCAATGTCCCCTGCTAACTAATTCTGTACTTTTTTCTAAGTCTAATTTTTGTGGGTTATCATTGAACGCAAATCGCATGAACATGAATTCTTCATAAATTTCTTTATACCATGTCGCTACTTTGTCAGCGTCCAGTGTGTAATTTAACTCAACAATGTCCCAATCTAAACTATTGTACAAATACTCGTTAGTAATTCTATTATCGTCTATCTCATAGTCTTTAATTACTTTTGCTTCCATTTTAACTTCCTATGTTTATGTATTTATTTTGAGTTTTATACCTAGGATGTGTTAAACGAATATTTTTACGGATTCTTTGCTCTAGATCACGTGCCATGTAATCTTGACCATACAATGATAGATCATCGGGTACTAGACTTTCGAACTTGAGAAACTTTTCTTCTAATATCTCAGGCTCTAAAGCCCAGTGTAGCTGCATACTAGCCCAAATATTAGTAGTCCACAATAGTTTAGTACCTGTGGCTTGATTAATTAAATCGAATAATTTCTCAGGTTGGTTGACAATATCAATAACATGATAGTGATGTTCTAGTTTACGGTACCGATCCCATAGTTCTTTAAATTGTTCTCGATCTCCAAATTCTTTACTGACTTCTAAATCCCAAAATTCTTTATAATTTCCGCGATAAGTCGAACTGAAGTTATACTTTAAGTCATTCTCTAATAGCCATGCATCTAAGTCGTAGCCGTCCCATGTTTCTAGTAAATGCTTTTTGAAATTCAAACTAGACTCACACCAGTCAAAGTAATGAACAACTGTATTATTATGGAAATTGTTATTACGCAATAATGCCATTGGCTTGAAACCAGCTGCTGCACAGAACACGTTGTCTACGGGCCCATTAACTCTTACACCTTCGGCACTAAGTCTCTCAGTATTGAATGCGTATACTCGATCCTTTTCAATGAACTCTTGGTAACTTAGTTTTCTAATCCATGCACGAGTAGAATAGTTACTAAAGCTGTCTACCAATTCTGCATCCTGCAGGTTATTCCATACCTGTTCTAGTTTATCTGTTTCTTCATATGGATATAAGAAACATTTACACTCACGCATTTCTAAATTTAAGTTGTCAATTGAGATATTGTTACGCAATGCTAAGTCAATCCAATTAGACCCATCTTCTGTTATTTTATATTCACTAGTACCTAGATTGCTAGTGATTGATTCAGGTGTATACTCTGCCGCGATTTTATTGTCGCTTACTGTATAGTTCTGACCAATAAAACTTCTGTCCCAATAATGAGCATTCTCTACATATTCAGGGCGTCCTAGTCGATCCCATACTTTTAAATTAACAATCAGCATTTGTCTATGCAAACCGGGATAGCGTCCACTACGGTTCATGATATGACCTAAAACAAACTTGTCTGGGTTTTGTTTAAAATAGATAGTGCTCAACGTAACGATTCGGGCTAAACGTATACTCATCATGCCTTGACACTGAATAATACAAATTTCATCGCCGCCTTCTAAACTGTTAGTTAATAACTCTTTGACACTTTCGCTATATCCGCGGTATGAACCATACCCCATCTTAAGACATTGATTGGTCATCCAGAAAGTCATGTCAAATGTACGCTTACGTACAAATTCGCTAGGAATATCACGAGAAATGTCTAGAATTGCATGACCTACAGGTGTGTCTAATTTGTCATCGCTTAGATAACGGTCGTATGTTATACTGTTCCAATCACGCATTTGTCATCCTATTTGTGTAATAACTAGAGCGCAAAACATAAAAGAAGTCACGCAATCTATTTCCTATCTCGTAATGAATAATCATATGTAGTCTTGGTGTGTCGCTGTTGTTTACATACGCATGTGTGTTGCTAATATCCATTAGTAGTGCCGAACCCTCGTCATCGAACGGAACAACACCGTGATTTTTAAAGACCATTTCACATCCTTTTGGGTGATTAAGACTAATATTACACACGCTTAATCTCTTTTGATCGTCTGGTCTATCTTGGTGCGGTAGTATATATCCACCGGGTTCTAATAGCATAAAACGGACTCTGTTTAGATATTCAGCTGGCCAAACATCTGTTAAAAACTTCTTAGTGACAGGGCACTCATTTGCAACCCATGTCCAATCTAGTTGTTCTAAGACTTCTTTTCTATCACCGTATTGCCCTAGACTCTGAGTATCTTCATTAAGACCGTGAATCGTTAAACTCTTCCAACCATTTCCATATTCATCACGATGCACGTGAAAATGGTCTGTCAACCGCGCTGCTTCATCGTGCATTTCCTTCCATGGCATATTATCAAATAAGCTTAATCTGAACCAAGGCCACTGACTCTCAGTTACAACCCATTTAGGGTCAAAAAAGTCAGGGTATTTGTGTTGGTATTTGATTTCAGAGTTTTCTTGCCAAAATTTATCGAGTATTTCTTTGTGTTCAGGGATCATAGTATAAATATTTATAATCTACTATATGGACCCTTATATTCCTTTCGACCAACTACAAACAATTGTAGTTGACTTTACAAGCTATTGTAACTCAAATTGCGGTAATTGTTCTCGTAATATTTTAGGTGTTGATTTAAACCCTAATATGCCCCTACAGCATATGACAATGGACACATGGAAAAAACTAATGTCCACTGAGACTGTAGCCCAGATTAGTGATATTATGTTCAACGGGGCATACGGCGATGCATTAATGAATCCACATCTGTTCGAAGCATTAGAACATTTAGATTCTAAATTAGTGATACGTATTGACACAAATGGTGGGATTCACGATCCTAAATATTGGGCTGAGTTAGCAAACATTTTAAAAAGATTTCAAAAACCAACACATGTAACGTTTAGTATAGATGGGTTAGAAGATACAAATCATTTATATCGCAGGGGAGTCAACTACCGTAAGGTTATAGAAAATGCTCAGGCATTTATAGACAACGGAGGTTGGGCACGTTGGAGAACACTAATATTTGAACACAATAAACATCAAATAGATGATATGCGTAAAATTAGTGAAGATATGGGTTTCTTAAAATTTGACATTAATGGTGGAACACACACCGCCGCAGTTAACAATATTGTCAAGCAAGCAAAAGAATACTATAAAGCCAACAAGAAACAGGCTGCGTATGAAGTAGAATATGCATTCTTAACCCACGAGAATAAAATCAAAGACCAAATCAAACGTTATGGCAGCTTAGAAAAAGTATATGCAGAGAGTAATATACGTTGTAAGTGGCAAGAAAAACGACAAATACAAGTAAGTCATATGGGAGAAGTCTGGCCCTGCTGTTATATGTTAAGTGACAGATACCCTAAAGATTCTGGGAATATTTTTTATAGTGATATCTCTAAAATATTGAGTGAACACGAGCCACATTTCAATGATATCAATCATCACACTTTAAAAGAAATACTAAGTCACAAATGGTTTGCGGAAGAATTATCTAAGTCATGGTCTAATGATAGATATAACGTATGCCCTAGGAACTGTTCGGTATGAAATGTAAGTACTTAGAGCACCAGGCTTGCATAAGAGCCGATGGACAATATCGCATGTGTTGTATAAGCGTTGAACCTAGTAATAAAGAAACTATTCATAGTCATACACCCATTGAATGGATCAATAGTGACACAGTTAAACAAGCAAAAATTAAGTTTGAAAATAATCAATGGCCCGATGCATGTATAAAATGCAAGAACACTGAACTAGCTGGCCAGCAAAGCATGAGACAAAAACCTGTACAGTACGGACCGGGTTTAAGTCATTTAGATATTCGTATAGGTAACAGTTGCAATCTAGCATGTGTTATGTGTTTTCCTGGATCTAGCTCTACATTGCATTACGAGCATGAAAGTTTGCTAGAACGAGGAATAGAGAGCCCATGGGGAACACAACGATTTAAGGTGTTAAACTGGTATGATGAAGAATTGAGTGATAAATTCATGAATTTACCGGATTTGCGTGAAGTATACTTCACCGGTGGAGAACCTATGATGGTTAAAAATCTACCTAGTTTACTGGATAAATTAGATAGCTCAGTTGAAGTTAGATTTAATACGAATGGAACCATATTCAATCACAAAGTATATGAGCAGTTAAAAAGATTTAGTAGTGTTAATATGTGTTTCAGCATCGACGGTGTGGGCAAGGTCAATGATTATATACGTTGGGGTAGTAAATGGGAAGAAGTTCAACATAATCTTTATAAGTTTAGTGAGTTGAAAAATGCTGTTATTAGCATAGGCCCCACAGTGCAGGTATTAAATGCATATTATTATGATGAACTATTAGATTGGGCCAAGACTAATAATTACACTGTGTACGACAATTTACTAATGTTTCCCGAGCATTATAATTTAGCCAACGCAGATGAAAAAATAAAGTCAAAAGTTCCTCAATTTAAATATTGGCACGATAAACCTGCTGATACAAATAGCCGTGAATTGTTTATAAAATATACTAATATATTAGACAATAATCGTGGTTGCAAGATACGAGACTACTTACCTGAGGTAGCACAGATATATGGATTTGATTAAACATAATCCAGAAAAAGGTCGGGCAGTCTTTTTTGATAAGGACTCCTATGTCAAAACATGGAATAACAAAAGTATAGAATGGATTAAAGAGCATGTTTCTATATTGAATAATATATTTCCTAATTTTGTCATTGACTATGGTACGGATTACATTAGATACAATATAATCAAGGGTACACCTGCAAGTAAGTTTGAACATACTGACGAGTTTATAAGAAAGATATATAAGTTTTGTCTAAGCAATATAAAACAGACAAAACCGTATGTTCATGGTGATTGGGTTCTCAGCAATATCATTATAGATAATCACAAAATGACTATGATAGACTGGGATAATATAGGAATATACCCAGAACAAGAGTATATGGATAAGTTACACAGAGACTTAGAAAGTGCATTCGGAAAAGAACGATTTAGGGGAGTAATAAATGACACCACAAGCATTTAGTTATGGAACGATCGGTAATAATGGCATGATTTATTTACCGCCGTACGGGCTATCAGAAAGCCTGGATTATATGCTAAAGCTAAATCCAGAAACATATGAGATAACAAAGATTCGATTAACTGTAGATAATTCTATGGAGAAATGGACTGTAGGAACTGTAGTGGATAATAAGATTTACTTCTTACCGTATGATGAAAGTTCTGTACTGATATTGAATACGGACACTGATACAGTAGAATATATTAATTTAGGTGTTGAGGGGCGCGGCAAATATAACTCAGCACACTATTACAACGGCAAGATTATCTCAATGCCCTACGGCGTAGGATCTACCTATGATTTAGCTATTGTATTGGATACTAATACACACGAGCACAAGTTAATAAAGATTAATTGTATCCCCGATCAAAAGAAATGGCATACTACACAGTTGATAGACAATAAGATATACGGAGTTCCCAGAGGTGAACGCTGGAACAAGCCCTATTTCTCGCAAAGAATAGAATTCAATTGCGACACATTGACATATGAACTAACCGATATGAGTTATCTATGGGTAGATATAGACCAACAGGAGCATAGTAATAAGAAATATACCACTATGGCAAAGTACAAGAACAAACTGTTTGCTCCGCCATATAGCGAGAATCCTAATTTTGATTTAATGCTAACTTATGATAAGGGTTGGATATATGAGCATACTGGGTTAACTAAAACCAGTAGAAAATACTATAGTCACACAGTAGCAAGTAATGGTAAAATATATTTCCCACCGGCCGGGCATGATGAAGACTGGAGTGAACTATTGGTTATAGACGGAGAAACTAACAAATGGTATACTAAACCATTAGGAATTGGCAAAGAAAGTAAGAAGTATTTTGCGGGATGTGAGAATAGTATGGGTAAAATCTATTATATACCCAGAGGAGGTTGTGTCTGCGAACCCATAGATAATTGGAAAAAGTTTGGGGACTTAGCGGAAGTATTGGTTATTGACACAAAAGACGATAGCCATTATACTGTTGACATAGGCGAATACTTTCAGGACAACACTACAATCGAAAAGTACAATCACTGCATATTGTATAAAGATATTATATTTGCTTTTCCCTACGGTGAAAGTGATAGTTTTCAAACTGTACTAGTATTCGACACTATATCTGAGAAAGTCATAAAGACTATTGATTTAAATGAGTTATAAAGCATTTCAAGACTGGTACCGTGAAGGTGATATCAAGCATTTATTGTTATACGAGCATGATGGATATTTGATTAGCCCACCCTTCGCTACTGATCGTTGCAAAGAATACAATAAGATATTGAAATATAATGGCTCAGTATCATATATTGAAACTACTTTACCATCTGCAACTAGTAAAACAAATAGCGTGATATACGTTAATGGGTCCAGCTGGTTTATCCCTTACGGTATCTACGATGATTTCAATGTTGTTTTAGAATTAAAAGGTGACACTCCTATTTACCATCATATCGAAGCAAAGGGGAAAGGTCAGTTTTACAGTGGTGCTAGCAACGGAGTTACTGGATTTAGTTTCCCCTTAGGCTACGAGGGCACACAGTATTCTCTATACATTAAAGATAATGTTCCGACACTAATACCGGTCGAATCAGTAGAGAAAGCACATATGGGTACTATCTATTGCAACGGCAAGTATTATAGTATGCCACGTGCTGATGTGCCAGGCTACAATAATCTAACTAGCTTTGACGGAGAAAAGTTTGAACATTACCCTGTCCCAGTAAATCCAGAAATTACTAGAAAATTTACAGACCTTATTGCGATAGGTAATAAACTATATTCGTTGCCGTTCGGGGAAACACCCGGCCTAACTGAGGCTGTTGAATTTGATACAGATACAAAACAGTTTAATCTATATAAATTAAATGTTCCCGACTTTGCTAAAAAGTTTAATAGCATGGTTAGGTTGGGTGATAAGATTATTGGTATGCCCTACGGGGACGAATACTGCGAAGATAGTAATTGGGGAGTAGTATTCGACACTGTGACTAAAGAAAGTATTCCCATTGATATCGGTATCACACATGGCGGAAAATATAGATATCGTTGCGGTATTCAATACTATCATTTAGCAGTATTTTTCCCTAGTGGAACACCGCAATGCCCTATAATCGTAGTACGTAGCGACGGAGTGATTCATAAAAAGATGCAGTTCGACAACATTATGTTTGGTCGCCCAATTATCTATAAAGATAAGATTCACATTCTTGCATACGATACCGTAAAAGAAACACAGCACCTTTATATATTCGGTGTTGACTTTGATTATGAAGTAATTGACTTATGAAATGTTTAGCCCCTTGGAAAGCAATAGCTGTAAGATTTAACGGAGACGTAACTCCTGATTGTGTGTATACTGGTAGAAATGGTAACCTACATGAAGAAAGTCTTCCTGCATTAATGCAGCATCCAGGCTTATTAAGCACCCAGTTAAGTATTCAACAGGGTATATTACCTAATCAATGTAGTCAATGTGAAAAGAAAGAGAATGTGAATAATCACAGCCGTCGTGTCTTTTTCGACCAAATACTTAGACATGTGCCTAGAACTCCTGAAAACGATATTAGATTTTTAGAAGTTAATATCAGTAATAAATGTAATCTACGTTGTGTAATGTGTTCAGGTGTTAACAGTACAGCATGGGTAAAACAAGATATCAAACTTCATGAATTAGGAGTGGAACGACCAATTAATCATCCTGACTTTGGCTACAGAATAGTAAAACCAGATATTATTGATAGATTGTTTGAATACCCTAGTTATTTTAAAAATCTAGAGTATGTAAACATCAAAGGTGGCGAACCGTTTATGGAAGAGGACAATGTCAAGTTATTACGTAAACTGATAGACATGAATTTACATAAGCAAGTTACTATTGATATATCAACTAATGGAACTGTAGAGAACAAAGAGTTTGAAGAACTATTAAAACAATTCAAGACAAAGATTCACATTAGTATTGAGGGAACAGG